AAATACAAGTACCTGAGGGGATAATCGAGCGTGAGGATGACACCGAAAAGCGGATGAAGGCGGACAGCGATTATGTTGAAACAGGCTGGCGTGTGCTTGGCGTACCTTATGGCGGGCCAATAGAGGGGCGCGATCTGGATGGTGAAGCGTTTACACCTGAAACGGACATTTGGCTTAAAGTAGGTGATAAAGTAAACTTAACTTATTATCACGGCTTCGACCCGGATACAATTGGTAAGAAGCAGAAAATACCAGCGCTTATTGGCGGAGCCACATATATTGGAGCTGATGAACGCGGGCATTGGTTTGAGCCTGTTTTGGATAGTGAAGAGCCGTTAGCGCAACGGCTGATGAAGGCGGATATAACAGAGCTGCGCGCATCTTCTGGTGCTGTGAGTCACCTGGTGAGAAAAAGCGCAGGCGGCTTGATTGACGTGTGGCCTGTTGGCGAACTGGCATTATTTGACACGAATGAATGGCGAAAACCGGCGAATGAGTTTGCCGTCATCGAGGCGAAAAGCGAGTCTATCACGGAGGCAATCCCAGAGGTCATTGCGACAGTGGATGCGGTTGAGGACGAGATTGAAGCCAAAACTAATCTAACAATTTCACAATTTCCAATGGAGGAAAAAATGGACGAAGAGAAAATCGTCGAAGAAGTAAAAGAAGAAGTGGATATCAAGGCTATGGCTGATGAAATCCGCAAGTCAATCATTGACGAACTGAAAGCAGAGCCGGGAATCGAGCGAGGAGAGAAAACTGTGAAAGCACCTGCTGTAATTGGTGAATTGGGCGAAAAGGATTACACAAAATCCTTCTGGCACTATGTACGGACTGGCGAGTCCAACGATCTGCGCAAAGCGTCGAAAGCCGCGTTGCAAGAAGGCACCACCACAGAGGGCGGGTATCTGGTTCCTGACGATGAGTACGGCTCCATTATCGCCAAACGCGATGAAGAATCCATCATCAGCAAACTGGGGCTGCGGCGCGTGGTTACCAACCGCGATAAGTACAACTTTCCGACTGAGAACGGCAGCCTTGCCAAGTTCACGCTGGTAGCAGAAGAGGGCGCAATTTCGGCAGCCGAAGAGGAACCGACTTTCGCGCAGAATGGCGTTGTTGTTTACAAGTTCAACAAACTGATCAAAGTTTCGGAAGAGCTGTTGGAAGACGATAACGCCAACCTGGAAGCCTTCCTGACCGATTCACTTGGACGGGCACTGGCTGACACCGAAAACTACTACTCCCTGATAGGCGCAGGTTCAACCCAACCGCAAGGCGCGTTTGTTGGCGGCACGGCTGGCTTGACGCTGGACTCTGCTTCCGCTATCGGCGCGGCTGAAATCCCCGAATTGATGGGCAAGCTCGGCACGCCTTATCACAACGGCGCGGCTTGGGTTATGGACCCGGCAACCTGGTTCTACCTGAAGGGTTTGTCCGGCAACCAGTTCGTTTTCACCAGCGGCTTGGCTCGCATGAGCGGCACCGTGGATGGTCCAACTCTGGAAGGCTATCCGGTGATCCTAAACAGCAACGCGGCTGGTGTTACTGCATCGGCTAAGTCCCTGCTGTTCGGCAATTTCAACTACATGGGCTTTGTAACGAACAGGGGGCTTCGTGTGCGCCGCCTGAATGAACTCTATGCTGGCAACGGTCAGGTTGGTATTTTGGCAACCTATCGCTTCGGCTGCGAAGTCTTGCAGGCAGAGGCATTCCAGTACGCAACCCACCCATCAGCCTAACCGCTGACTAACTAAAAAGGCAGAGGTGCTGTGAGACCAATTGGGGAATTGAAAAACATCCATGAGGGACATGACATTTATGTTGTGGCTTCCGGTGCCTCTGCCGGTTTTATTGACCCTACGTTCTTTAATAACAAAATCGCGATTGGGGTGAATGAGGTTTACAAGAACTTCTACAACCTCGATTACGTTGTACGAAAAGATGCCGTCCATCTGCAAGCGGCTATTGCGGCGGCTTACAACTTCGGCTTCAAGCTGATAACCAGCGCGCACAATTGCGGAACGCTGAAATACGCCAAAAACGAGGGCGCGGATTATGTGTTCGAGCATCTGGATAATAATCTGGAAAAGATTGATTTGAGCGTGGTAGGAACGGATAAGATCGTTGTTTCCTACTCCACGATAACCAGCGCGATTCATATTGCCGCTTACATGGGGGCCGCGAACATCATCCTGATCGGGCACGACTGCGGAACTTTGGATGGGAAAGCAAACATTACTGGCTATGCGGAATCCCCTCGCGGCGCGCAATTCTATCGCGAATTCCTGGCGGTTATTGAGCCGCAGACAATCGCATTGAGGGATAGGTTGAAAGAGGTTTATGGCTGCAATATTTATAGCCTGAACCCGTTCCTGAACTTTGGGTTGGAAGGGCATGAGTATGCAAGATCGTAAAGAGCTTGTGGACGAATACAACCGCTTCTTCAGCCAGAAGCCTGACATCTGGGTTGATAACAGCCGCAATGCGTTTGCGTTCTATGCGCTGGATGATTACTTGAAACGAGAGCCTGAATCCGTGCTGGATATTGGCTGCGGGAACGGACACTCAATCGCTTATTTATCAGAATGCTGGCAGAGCGCCGTGTTCACCGGGCTGGACTTGAGTCCGGTTGCGGTTGAGATGGCAAAGGCGCGCAATCCGGGAGCCGACTTCGTTTGCGGTTTTCTGGATGAAGTCGAGCTGCCAAAGTTTGACTGCGTGTTGGCGCTTGGAGTGGTTGAGCATTTTGCGGAGCTTCAGGCGGGCTTGACGGCAATGAGCAGGGTGATCAAGCCGGGCGGCATTTGTTTTGTTGAAATCCCGAATTGCATCGGATACCCGTCAAGCGTAAAGCAGGAGGGGTTTAGGCGCTTGAATTTCGGCTCACGACAATGGGAGTGGCATTTATACCGCGAGACTTGGGAACGTGAGTTTGAATCCGCCGGACTGCGTATTGTGAAACGGTTGCAAGGAGCGAATGTGTATAGCGAATTTTGTTGGCTGTTGGAGGTTGCGTGAAAATCCTGCTATTCTGTCCGACCTATAAACTGGTAAGCGGTGAACTGGCTATCCATGACGAAACATTGGAAAGCATCAAAAACCTGACCATCCCTGAAGGGGTGGAGATCGAGGTTGAGATCAGCACCAATAATCCGAATGCAATAACCGGAAACAGCAAACAGGATCACGAAAACACGCTCTACCAGTACCGCTACGCAAGGCAGCGAATGGTTGGCGGGGATTACAGTCACCTGTTCATTATTGAGCATGACATGATCATTCCTGAAGACGCGCTGGTGAAACTGCTGGCAACGGACGCGGATGTGGTTTATGGACTGTACCTGTTTCGCCATGTCAGACCGATTCTGAACGCGTGCCGGGCGGTGAATTCCAGGTGGCCGGATATGAGCCTTAGCTTGTTCCCTGAGATAGCGAAGAAGGCAAAAGAGCAGGGTTGGATTGAAGTAAGCGGTTCCGGCTTCGGCTGCACGTTGATTAGGCGAAAGGTGCTGGAAACGTTTGATATGCGGCGGAGTGAAATTGGCGGGCATCCGAGCCCTGACATGCCATTTGCCGCCGATTGTATGAGGAACGGCTTCAAACAGATATGCAGATTTGACGTTATTTGCGGGCATATAAAGCCGGATGGCGATGTGTTGATCCCGTTTGAGAGAGGTGAAAATATGAGTAAGTCTATCAAGATATACGTTATGCGCGAATTCGTGGCTAACATAGGCGGAAAATCCGTGCCGTATAAAGAGGGCGCGACTGCTGACATGCCTGAAGAATATGTGGATGATTACATGCGCTGCGGGTTTATCACCTATGCGGTAGAGCCGTCTGTAAAAGTGGTTATGAAGCCTAAAAGCAAGGTCAAAGCGGTGAAGTAATGGCATACGCAACTTCCGTACAAGTAAAAGACTATTTGGGCATTGCATCGACGGTGGTGGACGACAATCTACTTGGCGATCTGATTACGCGCGCGGAAGGCTTGATTGATGCTTACACCGGACGAAC